CTGGGCTCGTGCTAAGTATTGCGCTATAGCAGATCCACAGTTCTCTCGAATCCTGCATCAATACATCATGAGCAGCGATTACGCTCTGGTAGATATAGCGGAGGTCTGCGGAGTTACTGAGAACGCTATCTCTAAGTGGATCGCTGGAGATACCTTCCCCTCTGTAGTAGCCCTCGTTAGATTATGTGAGATGCTGAGTGGAGATAATTGGGAAACGAAGTATAATAAACTCTCCAAAATGATCGAAATGGAGCGAGTATAATGTGGAAACTAGCATACCAAGGTATTCTCCAAGGGCCTCCCGTTGCGATGGGTAGGCCTCGTTTTACTAAGACCGGGAGAGCGTATACTGCTCAGAACTCGAGATCTTATAAGGATGAGCAGATAAAGCAACTTCTAGCAGCGAAGGGAGAAGAATGGGCTCCGCTCGATGGAGTTCTTAAAATACAAATTACCTTTATCCATCCTAGAACGAAGAGATTACTTAGAGTTAAAGGAGAACTTACTCAAGGTAGAATATGGAGGCCTAAGAAGCCCGATATCGATAATCTGCTTAAGATGGTCCTCGATATCATTACACAGAGCGAGATCTGGGTGGATGATAATAGAGTGTGTTCTATATCTTGCGAGGATTACTACGCAGGAGAGATGGAAGAAGCCCATACTCTATTCTCTATCTATCAGTGGAGGAGAGAAGATGCGTAACGATCCAAGTATTAATCTCCATCTCGGATGCTCTCTCGAGGCTATGCGAGAAATGAGAGATAACCAATACGATCTAGCGATAGTAGATCCTCCGTATGGAGTAGATACTGCTTCTGCATTCCAAGGATCGGGAAAATTAAAGAATAGAACCCTTAATATAGATACGAAAATACAGAGATGGGATACTGCTCCCTCTGCGGAGTATTTCGAGGAACTCTTTCGAGTGAGTAAGGAGCAGATCATATGGGGAGGTAACTATTTTAACCTCCCTCCTACTCGCTGCGTAATCGCTTGGGATAAGGTCCAACCTTGGGAGAACTTCTCCGGATGGGAGATGGGCTGGACTTCTTTTAATAAGCCCGCTCCTCTATTCAAGTTCGATAACCGAACAGGAGGCAAGATCCATCCTACTCAGAAGCCCATCGAATTATATAAATGGTGCTTAGAGAAGTTCGCTTCTCCAGGAGATAAGATTCTAGATACGCATCTAGGCTCCGGGTCCATTGCTTGCGCTTGTTATGATCTAGGATTCGATCTCGATGCTTGGGAACTAGATCCGGAGTACTTCGAGAAAACTATGGAGCGGTATACAGAGTACTCCAGACAGAGCAAATTATTCTAGGAGGAGAGATGGAGAAAACATTTAAGATTAGCACCTTCTCTTCTCACTATGAAGTTAAACCAGTAGAAGCAGAACTCGATCTAAGAAAACTAGCCCAGGCCTTAATGATACCTGCGGTTCCTTACAAGGTACGAGAGAAGAAGAGCCTCCCTCTCTGGAGTCCTACTTCTTTCGCTGGGAATCGATCTGGGGCTCATGCTCTAGAGGTATCCTGCTTAGTATTCGATCTCGATGATGGTACGGAGTTCGGATTCTGCTCTGCGTTCTCACAATGGCATTACATAGCCCATACATCATTCTCCAATAATGCAGAGATACAGAAGTGGAGAATCATTCTTCCTCTCGAGGAGCCTATCCCTGCTACTGATTGGAAGAGAGCAGCAGCAGCAGCAAAGGAACTCTGGGATAAGCAAGTAGGACAGGGAGAACCGGATTCTAGTGCTCTTACTGATTGCGCTAGAATGTACTATCGCTACGCTCTCCCAGATAGAGCGGATTCTGCTCTGCAGAGAACGAAAGCCAATAAAGGAGAGGGCCTGCTACGCTTGGATTATTCCCATATTCCGAAAGAGGAACCTAAGAAAAGATACCGAAGATGGGAGAGTAAGAGAGCAGGAAGTAAGAGCGGAATGGAGGCTCTATTCCATAATCCAGAATATAGAATGGCACTTGCTCAGCAGATCGGAGCCTCGATCCAAGGTAACGTAGCCCGGAATATATTATGCCCAGCCTGTAACCAGCGAGAAGTCTACTTCTCAATCGATCCCGATCTTCTGCATGCAGTGAGATATCCACACTGTAACCGGGCTAATAAATGCGGATGGTGGGGATACTTGGAGAATCTAGTATGAAATCACAAAAAAAAATACCTACTCTTCCTATTAACTGCACCTCTTTCGGGCTTCATATCTTCAGATATGCAGAATATAAGGATATGACCTTGGAGGAAGTAGCGAAAGGAGTAGGCATCCAGGTTCAGACTCTGCGAGCATATATGAACGGAACCCGATATCCAAAATTAGATGTATACCTCGCTATATGTGAAACAATGAGCGATACCAGAGAGGAATATAATATGCTTATTCTGAGAGGGATTAGATCTACTGGGGAGAACGCACTAGCGGAGCGGAGATTACGTATTAAAGAAAAACACAATAACCAATAACAAAAAAATACGGAGGTACTATGTATTTTAATAAGTGGTTAGCAGAGCAACTCGAAGAGGTGCCAATTACTAGGAAGGAACTCTCGAAATTATCGGGAGTGAGTTATAGCAGTATGAATGGATCCAAGAGATTCTCTCCTCGGATCTCGAATCTCGTGCTATTATGCGAGGTGCTCAACCAAGTGAAGGGAGGAGATCTCCTCGATCTTAACCGATTGATTATAGCAGCGATTGCTAACTGCGGAGTAGAATATCCCTTCGCAGTACGAAGATTACAGGAGTAAGCACAATGACAACACAAGAACAAATGAATAAAACCATAGCAATCGCTAGAGGTATGGGGATAGATGCGGAGTTTAAGTTTGCACCAGAAGAGGCTAATATCGATGTATGGGATATGTTACAGAAGAGTCCTCCCAAGTTCGATAAAGAGGGAAACTTAACGAAGGGTCCCAAGCCCTTTACGAATCGAAACAATATCGCACTCATTCTCGAGAATGATCCAATCTACGAGAGCCTCTGCTATAACGATCACTCAAATAAGGTAATCTGGAAGATGCGAGAGTTATGGGATCCAGATCTCGAGGAGATTGGACTCCATATCGAGAGAGCATATAACATTAGATATCCTAGCGCAGATATCAAGAGAGCAGTACTCCGGGTAGCACACCAGAAGATGGAGGAAAATATAAAGGCATGGATTACCAATCTTCCCAATTGGGATGGAGAAGAGAGAATCCATAATCTCTTCCGCAATGTATTCCGAGCGCAGGTTATCCCAGGTTCGGAACGGTTAATAAAGGAGATCTCGAGGAAGTGGATGATCTCTCTCGTTGCTAGAGTTATGAAGCCTGGATGCAAGATGGATACCTTCCTGGTACTCTGCGGAGAGAAGGGACTGGGAAAAAGTACAGGCCTTAAGACTTTAATTGGAGAGGACTGGTTCTCAGATTCTCCGCTCGATATCTCCAAGAAGGATTCTCTAGAGTTAATCCATTCTACAGAGACTTGGTTATGGGAACTTGCAGAACTGCACTCCCTGCAGGGAAGGACAGCAGATAACTTTAAGGCTTTTATATCCTCCGCAGAAGATAAGTTTAGGCCATCCTATCAACAGTTCCCAAAGTCCTATCTCCGTAGAGTAGTTTTCGCTGGGACTTCGAATAATTATCAGTTTTTGAGCGATGGACCAGAGCGGAGAGTATGGCCTATTACTGTAACCGCTCCAGTAGATCTAGGATACCTCAAGGCATGGAGAGAACAACTCTTCGCAGAAGCCCTTAAAGAATACTCGAGGGGAGAGATCTGGTATCTAGAATGGGAATCCCAGCGTATGCTCTCAGAACTCCAGCAAGCCTATATTATTGATGATCCTTGGACTATTAAGGTTAGAGAGGCGATCGAAAAAGGAAAAGTTAATACTACTGCTATCATGCATTATCTAGATCTTCCAGTATCACAGCAGCATACAGGGAACGCTAAGCGGATAGCACAGATCTGTAAGGAGAGCGGATACAAACAAGTAATCTTAGATGGACAGAGGATATGGAAGAGAAAGTAAGAAGATATAGTATTGGAAGCCTCTTTGCTGGGATTGGAGGCTTCGAACTTGGATTGGAGAGAGCAATACCCGGAGCCTTTACTACTTGGCAAGTGGAGCAGAATACCTTCTGCCAGAAGGTACTCGCTAAGCATTGGCCAGAGGCTCGAATCTATGATGATGTAAGAAACATAAATAAGAACAATGTAGAGCAAGTGGATATCCTCTGTGGTGGGTTCCCTTGCCAAGATATTTCCGTAGCAGGAAAAGGAGCGGGATTAAATGGAGAAAAGTCTGGTCTTTGGTGGGAGATGCACCGTATTATCAATGAGTTACAGCCAAGAGCGGTTATCTTGGAGAACGTGCCAGTTATCACTCTTCGAGGGCTTGGAGCAGTACTTGGATCGTTATCCCAAATCGGGTACGATGCGGAATGGTGTACTATACGAGCGAGTGATTTCGGAGCCCCTCATAAGAGAGAGAGATGGTTTTGTGTTGCCTACCCCCACAGCTAACGAGGCAAAAAACAATCCATACACCTCCAGCCAATGGAAAAGAAACTCAAGTCTAAATGTGGAAATAGCAAGAATGTTTTTACCAACTCCAACATGTCACGAAATAAAACAGGAACCAAATTTAGAAAGTCAATGGATCAGATGGGAAAAACACAAAGTAGGCAGCATGCTTGGAATTCAAGTTTGCAGACAAATGAACATAACAAAAGAAGAAGCAATTGGGAAGGCTTTCCAACTGCATCCCCATTTTGTAGAAGAGATGATGGGATTCCCCATAGGGTGGACCGAATTGCAGCCCTAGGGAATGCTATCGTTCCTCAATGCTCAGAATGGATAGGGAAGAAACTCTGGGAGAGTGGAATCCTACAGGCCGGAGAATATAACGGATAGCACTTGTAATCTTTCCTAGGATAGTGTATATTGCTTCTGTTGGTTGGATTGAATGTTTTTGTTCTTGGCATGATATCTTGAGCCCGGAGATCTCTCTGGGCTCTTTTCTTTTTAGTATGTATCCGAGCGGTAACTATTCTAGCAGATGGGCTCCAGAATCTAATAAAAATAACCGAGCGGTAACAAAAATAGCCCAGATAGCCTCCGATCTAGTAAAAAATACAGTAAACAACACAAAAAATACAGTAAATAACACTAGGTAAAATCTGCGATAACTCCGATACATAGGATACGAAGTACCAAAAATAGCCCTATTCTAGTAATCAGTTTATATAGAGAATATAAATAGATATACTTATTTATATTATATATACACGTGCGAGGGCTCGAAGGCCTAAAAACTAGCACTTCGAGCCCGTAGCAGCGAGCATATCGCAGAAAATACCTAGTGTAGATCTAGTGTTATTTAGTGTAGATCTAGTGTTATTCTTTAGAGCGAAGGCTTCTAATTGCTCTCTTGACCCAAGATCGAGCAGGAGTACCTCCCCATAGAGCCCAGGCTACAGCAGCCTTACTTGTTTTATCTTGTCTAGCCTTCGATTCTTCTTCCGCTTCTCCATGTCTAGCGAACCAAGCATCCATTAACTCTAACTGCTTTAAATCTACCTCTCCACGTGCTAATCTTCGAGCGGTTCTCATTCCAGTACCGGGAACTCTCTTCCCCTGTTCTTCTTTATAGGCTGCTCGTTTACTAATGGGCTGCTCTAGGTTATAATTGATTGCCCTCTGGGCTATTAACTGTATCTCTCGAGGTACTTTTATTGTAGGCATGAAGCCTCCTATATATGCTAAGGTGATTGTATGAAAATGAAAAAGAAGAAACAGATTCCAGAACTAGAAGGTATCTCTCTCTCGGAACTCTTCCCCGGTATTGAGATAGAGGAGAACTTCCGTATCTCTACCGCTCAAGAGTTCCTCGTAGCCCAAGTAGCAGAGATGCATGAGGCTATAGAGTGCGATACCATAGGAGATACTTCAATTATAACAGTAAACGGTGAGATTTACATATACGCACGATGGGATAGTAACGGAGTAGATCTAGACTTCCGTAACGAAGGATTCCCCGCTCTAGGATTAATGGGAGCAATACTCTCTACAGTGAACCACGTAAGAGGACACAATGGAGAGGAGGATAGCGAGGATTATGAGGAGATCTAGAGAAGATAATCTGCTAATCCAGTACAAGATCTCCCGATTATTAAGAGAGGGCTATCGATGGGAGCAGGCTGCTGCTATAGCGATGAGAATGTATAAAGATGGAGAGATAAGAGGATCTATTCCATACTCCAAGCCCAAGAAGCGAAAGAAAAGAGAAGAACGCAGAAGAGAGAGATACCGGAGATAATATGTACCATAAACCGAAGAAGAAGAAAGCACCCAATAAACCTAAGCCCAGAACATATCGCAGGAGATAGAGATGGCTGCTAAGGTTCCTAAAAAATATACTCGAGGACTGGGAGAGAGTACGCAGGCTCGAAGAAAAGCAGAGATCCGAAAGAGATTAAAGGGGAAAGAATCTTTTAAACCTCTTCCAG